GTAGATGTTTTAAAAGAAATGGAAAAACTAAATCTACATGACTTTGGTATTTTCTTAGAAATTGAACCAGACGAAGAAGAAAAAGCGCAATTAGAACAAAACATACAAGTTTCTTTGCAAAACCAAGGGATTGATTTAGAAGACGCTATTGATATAAGACAAGTTAGAAATCTTAAATTAGCAAATCAATTATTAAAGTTAAAAAGAAAAAGAAAACAAGCGCAAGTACAACAACAGCAATTAGCAAACATACAAGCACAAGCAGATGCTAATTCTCAGAATGCCGAAAAAGCAGCAATGTTTGAAGTTCAAAAACAGCAAGCATTAACACAAGAAGCAATTAATATTGAACAAGCCAAATCTCAATTTGAAATTCAAAGATTACAAACAGAGGCTCAAATTAAAAAACAATTGATGGCAGAACAATTTAATTATGATATGCAATTAGCACAATTAAAAGTGCAGGCAGATACTAATAAATTTAATCAATTAGAAAATAGAAAAGACGAAAGAACAAAAATACAAGCCACCCAGCAATCAGAATTAATAGATCAACGTAAGAACGATTCTTTACCAAAAGATTTTCAGAATAATGCGGAAAATTTAATTAATGATTTAGGAGGAATGTTACAAATGGAATAAACTTATTAACCAATTTTATATTATCATATTATGTCAGAAGAAGTAAAACAAGAAGGAGAATTTAAATTAAAAACAAAAAAACCTTCAGTAAGAAAATTAAACAGAACAGATGAACCTATTAAGGTTGATTTGACAACAAAGCAAGAGGAACCAATAAAAGTAGTAATCCCTAACGAAGAAACAAATGCCATTCAAGAGCAAGCAACAGATGAAAGCGTGTTACGCGATAAACAGTCCGAAATGGGATTGCAAGAAGTGGGCGAAGGAAACCAAGGGGCCACTGAAGATGTTATTGAAGAAATCTTTGAACAAGAAATAAAGAAAGAGGTTGCAGATATTAAAGAAGAACTGCAATTTCACACACAAGAACAAGACAGTAACAATATTCAATTACCAGAGAACATAGAGAAATTAGTTTCTTTTATGCAAGAGACTGGTGGAACTATTGAAGATTATGTTAGACTAAATGCAGATTATTCAAATGTAAATAATGTTGCTCTATTAAAAGAATACTATAAAAATACTAAACCGCATTTAGATGCAGATGAAGTAGAATTTTTATTGGAAGATAAATTCTTTTTTGATGAAGATATTGATGATGAAAGAGAAATCAAATTAAAGAAATTAGCATTTAAAGAAGAAATTTCAAAGGCTAAAACCTTTTTAGAAGAAGCAAAGAAAAAATATTATGCAGAGATCAAGGCAAGGCCTGGCGTTAATGCAGAACAACAAAAAGCTGTTGATTTTTTCAATAGATATAATACCGAGCAAAACAAAGTGGCTCAACAACAAGATGCGTTTAAAAAACAAACGTCTAGTCTTTTCAACAATGAATTCAAAGGTTTTGAATATAACTTAGGTGAAAAAAGATTTAGATATAATGTTCAGAATCCGAATCAAGTTGCCGAAACTCAATCAAATATACAAACCTTTATCGGAAAGTTTCTGGATAAAGAAGGTAATGTATCAGATGTACCGGGTTATCATAAGGCTTTGTATTCAGCAATGAATGCTGATAAAATTGCTGCTCATTTTTATGAACAAGGAAAAGCTGATGCTGTTAAACAGGTAGTTAGCAATTCTAAAAATCCAAGTACGGATGCTCCTAGAACAGCTAGTGAGCCATTCATTAATGGACTTAGAGTCAAATCTATAAGCAGTGAGGATTCCTCTAAATTAAGGATCCAAACAAAAAAATTTTAACAATTAAAAATTAAAAAACTATGGCAAATGTTACGCCTCAATTCGGTTCAATTAAACCGTCTCAAAAACAGCAAGCATTAGATACTAACTACTTAAACTTTACAGATGGTAGTGGTAATGACTTTGCACAACAATACTTACCAGAAATCTACGAACAAGAAGTAGAGAGATATGGTAATAGAACTTTATCTGGTTTCTTACGTATGGTAGGAGCTGAAATGCCAATGTCTTCTGATCAAGTTGTTTGGTCTGAACAAAATAGATTACACATTGCTTACAAAGATGTAACTTGTGCTTCTGCTACAACTTTAACTTTTGTTACGGGTGGAACAGGTTCTTCTTTTGTTAATAACGTTATTTCTGTTGGACAAACTTTAGTAGTTATGAGTCCTTCTACAGGAAAAGAACTTAAAGTTTATGTTACTGCATCTACTGCTGATGCTGCTACTGGAACAGGTGGAGCTACAAACCCAGCGGTTGTTACTGTTAAACCATATACTCAATTAGATTTGACTACTGGTGCTGGTAACGTTGTAAACTTTACTGGAGCAACAGATCTTAAAATCTTTGTATACGGTTCTGAATTCAAAAAAGGAACAACTGATGCTACTATAAACTCAGTAACTCCTTCATTTACTCAATATAGTAATTCGCCAATCATTGTAAGAGAAAGATACCAAATTTCTGGTTCTGATACTGCTCAAATTGGATGGGTTGAAGTTGCTACTGAAGATGGAGCTTCTGGATTCTTATGGTACTTAAAAGCAGAATCTGAAACAAGATTGCGTTTTGAAGATTACTTAGAAATGTCTGTAATCGAAGGTGAATTAGTTGGTGGTGGTTCTACATTAGGATCTAACCAAATTAAAGGTACTCAAGGTTTATTCTCTGCTGTTAAAGAAAGAGGTAATGTTGTAAACAACTTCTCTGCTGCAAGTGGACTTAGTGACTTTGATTCGATCTTGAAGAACTTAGATACTCAAGGGGCTATTGAAGAAAACATGTTATTCTTAAACCGTGCAACTTCTCTTGACTTTGATGATATGCTTGCTTCTTTATCTGCTGGTGCAGCAGGTGGTGTAGCTTACGGTTTATTTGAAAACTCTGAGCAAATGGCATTGAACTTAGGTTTCTCTGGTTTCCGTCGTGGATCTTATGATTTCTACAAAACTGACTGGAAATATCTAAATGATGCATCTACTCGCGGAGGTATGGCTAACACATCTATTGATGGTATCCTTGTTCCTGCTGGTACATCAACTGTATATGATCAACAATTAGGTACTAATATCCGTAGACCATTCTTACACGTTCGTTATAGAGCTAACCAAGCTGACGATAGAAGAATGAAATCTTGGATCACTGGATCTGTTGGAGGTGCTTATACTTCTGATCTTGATGCAATGCAAGTGCATTTCTTATCTGAGAGATGTTTAGTTACTCAAGCGGCTAACAATTTCGTATTGTTCACAGCTTCTACATAACAAACATGGTGATATTACCCTCGTTGAATTGACGGGGGTAATTATTACCTTTTAAAAATTTATTAAATTATATTATATTATGGCAACAAAACCAACAACAAAAAAAGAATTAGAATCAAATGAATTTGATGTGGATACAATTACTATGGAAGAAACAATTGTACCAAAAGAAATAAAACCAAAAACGTTAAAAGATACTTGGGTAATAAAAGATAGAACTTATATTATATCTGATAGTCATGCACCTTTAACTTTTACATTGCAAGGTAAGCATACTTTAAGATACCCTTTATTATGGTTTAATAAAGAAACAGGAGAACAAGAAGAGATAAGATATGCAACTAATCAAAACTCTCCGTTAGTATCACAACAAAAAGGTCAATCAACTTTAGGCCATATTATATTTGAAAATGGTATATTGAATGTACCTAAAGAAAAACAAAACTTACAAAAATTATTATCACTTTATCATCCAGGATTAAATATTAAATATACTGAGTTTGATCCAACATTAGAAGCCGAAGATGAATTAGAAGATCTTGAATTAGAAGTAATGGCGTTAAATGCTGCTTTAGAGATGGATATTGATCAAGCAGAATCCATTGTTAGAGTTGAGGTTGGTTCTAGAGTGAATAAGATGAGCTCTAAGGAGATAAAAAGAGATTTGTTATTGTTAGCAAGAAACAACCCTTCTTTGTTCATAGAGCTGGCAAATGATGATAATGTACAACTTAGAAATATAGCTATTAGAGCAGTTGAATCAAATATCATAAAACTATCACCAGACAATAGAACATTCCATTGGGGTGAGAATAATAGAAAATTAATGACTGTACCTTTTGATGAAAATCCATACTCAGCTATGGCAGCATTCTTTAAAACAGATGAAGGAGTAGAGGTCTTTAAGTCTATAGAGAAAAAATTAAAATAATACGTAATATTAATATATAGGCGGTGGCTTTGGTTACCGCCTTAATATTATAATAAAATAAGCAAAGTGGCAATAAACGTAGATACAGTTTACAAAACAGTTTTATTAATACTTAATAAAGAGCAGCGCGGTTATATGACCCCTGACGAGTTTAATAAAATAGCAACTCAAGTACAACTTGAAATATTTGAAAATTATTTTGAGAATCTTAATCAACAATTAAGAGTTCCAGATAATGATAGTGAATATGCTGATAGGATTAAAAACTTAGATGAGCAAATAGCTGTATTTAAAACTATAGGTGACTGCTCGTTGGTAAGTACGGGCATGTGGATACTTCCTACTTCTTCAGGAGCAACAATATATTCTGAACCTATTTTTTCAACAGTTATTGGGCAATCAAATTATGCACTAACATCATTAAACCAAGCACAAATACAAAATGGAGTAATAAAAGTTTATTTTGATGATGTATTGGTATACCCTGGGCAATATTCTATTGCTAATAATATATTAACTTTAACAACAATACCAACAACCGTATTTAGTGTTTTTGTTACTGTAACAGCAAATGATTTTTATAGACTAGGTACTGTAATATATAATGATGAGATTGAGGTACAAAGAGAGCAAAGAAATAATTTATTATATATAAATCAATCTCCTTTAACAAAACCATCAAAAAAATACCCTATATATATATATGAAGAAAATAAAATATATATATATCCAAAAGATATATCATCAGGTATATCAGCATCTTATGTTCGTAAACCAAAAGATGTTATATGGAACTTTACCGCAACCCCTCCATATTATACATATACATATAATCCAAATACTTCACAACAATTTGAATTAATGATCTCCGAGCAAACAAATGTTATAACAAGAATATTATTGTATTCGGGAGTAGTAATAAAAGATCCTCAAATAATTCAAGTTGCAGCATCACAAGTTCAAACAGAAAGTATTAATTCAAAAAGTTAATAAAAAATGCCTACACCTAATAATGGTTTAATTACCGAAACAAATAGACAATACTACGAAGGAGCACAGGGTTTTCAAATTATATATGCTGCTCCGGACTTTCCAAAACCGGCTACTTGGACTTCTGAGTTTACAACTACATTTAATACAGATTTAGTATTTTATGCTTCTGATCCTAATGAAATTAATTATGCTTTAAATAATTTTAAATTGTATTGGAGCCCTACCGGATTACCTGATACTTTTATAGAAGTTATTGAGCCTTATGATGTTGTAGGGAATACAATTACTTGGTTTGGAGAAGATTTACCTACACATAATAGTTATTTAGTTGTTCAATTAAAAATATTAGATGGTGGTAATTATGGCGATCATGATGCTTTTGGTACCACTGTAGAAGAAAACTATGGTAGCTATTCTTATATTGCTTTAAATGATATTATAAACAACTTTATTGTTGCTTATGTTGGTACTGGTAAATTAATAAGTGATGTAAAAAGAACTGATGTTGTGTTCCAT